GATTGTCCCAATGCACGTCACTGATGAGTAATACTTTTTTTGGTTTAAAGTCGCAATCGAAACGGTGTACATTGTTTTTCATAGTAATATCGACAAAATCAAAACAGACCAACTCACAATGGCAAAATCTCTGTACCTGTTTCGTTGACCAATTATTTCAAAGTTGTCGTTCTTTAGTTTAATAATTTGACTGTGTTGCTCTTGAATGGTTGCACTATCTTGTGATGCTAACTGCATAAATTTTTCCTGTTTTTGTCTGCACTTATGCAACTCCAATAGACGCAAATTAATTTCTTTAATCGTGCTGTCGGAGAATTGAGAGAAGACTCTCTGTGGTGTTAACAGAGCTAATGCTATCAGCAAAAGCCTTGTAAATACTGTCGTGCTTTTTATCGATTTCATAGATTTCTCTAATAATAATAAGCCTACTCGTATCAGGTGGGGATGTCACAGTAACTTTCGAGGTAGGGCGTGTTAACACTAACACTAATAGAATGACCAGCAACAACGTCTGTGCTACTGTCAAAAAATGGTTCTGCTGCTGCATTTACAATAAGTTCAAAGTCTGATTCAGTCACGTTTCTTCGTAAAAGTGTGACAATGTCTAAAATGATTCCTGCACTATCACTAAGCACCTCAATAGTGTTAGAGCTACTTTCAAAGGCTCTATCCATCACCATAAGTTCAAAGTTGTAAGTGACTAATCTTGTTTCTGTGTTGAATTGAAAACCGTTAGGAACTAACCAAACCAAAGGGTAGTATTTAACCTCGTCAACTGCAAAATCAAAGTCAGCCCCTACTGCGAACTTTCCCACCATTTTGTGGGACTCTGCCTGAGTCTGAATTTTTTGGATAATCTGATTTAACGTCATAAAGTTTAATTAGTTTCTGTTCGTTTTTAAGCCGCCATTTATTCTTCTGGGAAGTCATAATTACTAAAGCAATCGTCATTGTTACCTGGTAAGTACATTCCACCAAACAAAGCTGTGTTTTTTGGTTTGATGACATCGAAGCCACTACCAGGATTTAAATACTTAGGATAAATCTGTGGGTACTCTTTCAAGAAGTTACGCAATCTTTCAGCATAGTATTCTGCCTTATCTCTGTAGCGCTGCTCGATTAGAGTTAATTCTTGGGGTGTAACAGGTTGAGCAAATTCTGCCTGACGTGAACTTACGGACTTATTCAAGAATTTAAAAGTCATCGGAAGCATTGACTCTACAAGCGTATAATACTTTAAACAAGGTGCAATATATGAATCTAAAAGAGTCGTGTTGTCAGCGGTTACAGTACCGTTAAAGGTCTGCGTTTGCAGTTCGTCATATATCCCTGAACCAATGATGTCACGAATATACACTTCTTGCGCCTCTTTTATAGCACTTTTTAAAAGTTTATCATCAAGATTTTCGTTGATGGGTGTGTTATCCTTTAAGTAGGTAACTGAAATGAAATATACAAAATTGGCCATTATAATTTTCTTCTTAATAATTGTGATTTCCAAATGTGCCTACAATAAGGCACGTGAATAGCAGGTGAAGAGCCTTTAACCGTCATCCAACCGCCTCTTCTTTCCCAAGCGTTGTAGCCTACTCTTTGAGAGATTGTGTCGATATCCTCACGAGTGTACACACGATTTAAAGCAATTAAACTTCTGCAAAAGTCTCTTGATGTAGGAATGATTTCAGATCCGCTTATTCCTGGTGCTTTTTCGTAGGTGTAACGCACTACAAGTTCTGTGCCTAAGCCTGAATCTACAAGCGTCTTAGTACCTTGCTCTGTGACATTTAAAATGTTATCTGCTGAAGTAATTAAACCTTCGTTTATTAGTTTGGTTACTGCCTCCGCTACTTTGTCAGCATCTTGCTTGATGTTGTTAGCAAGGTCTTGAAGTGTCAACTCTGTGTTTCCGTTTAGAAACTGCAGAATGATTAGTTCAAGAGCAGAGGCAAAATCAAAAGGGACTTTTTCAAACTTAGAAGCCAACTCACCGAATTGCTCGAAAACTGCTAAGTCTTTGTCGTCATCCCAACCGAAAGGATTCTCACACTTATGAGATGACATTGCAACTGTGTCGCTCATGCCTAATTCTCTTCTTGCTTCAGCTTGTGATATAATACCTTTCTCAAATAACTCAACATAGTTCAAACCGATAGGAGGCTTATTCTTTGTTTTTATGGTTACAGGCGTAATGTATCTAAATATCGAAGTTAACGCTCTATCCATTTGCGTCTGACGTGGCTCAATGTAAGAAGTCTGAAAAGCCTCAAACGCCTCAATAAGTTCTGAACGCCCACCAAGTTGACCTTCTGTTTTGATACCGAATAACATCGGAGAAGTGACACGATGTGCCATCAATATTTCCTGCTGAACTGTTTGGTTTAATAGGTCAAACTGCTTGTCAAAGTCAGACGGTGCTAAGTTGTTAACGACAGATGGCGTTTCGTTTGGATCGTTGAATTGAATAATAATAGAACCTGCGTTATCTGTGCCTGAGAAATTATCTTTAAACCTCTTAATTGTTTCTCTTGCCTCTGACGGAGTTGGAACGCCCTTGAAGAGTTGTAAGAGCGTTTGAGCAGAGAAGCCACTCTTTATACTATTAAGGTGGAAATTTGCTATCTCCGTGTCTATTTCAATGTATTTTAAAGCTGATTGATAAGGTGCAGTTGGGTACTCTCCTTGACCTGCTTTGTACATTTTGAAATAGTACAACTGCTTGTTCTCACGAGTAGATGGATTCCAGCAGTAGTAGTAAATTGGTTCTACTTTTCTATCGTTCCAATCTTCAGCATACCAATAGTGACCGTCTAAAGAATGACGAACATTTTGAAAGGGTAAGTGATAAATCTCAGCTATGGAGGTTTTCGCCTTATTCCAAATGATTTCAAGAGCAAAGCCGTCAAAGAGTTCAAGGTCAGCAGCAATCTTTGATTTAACGTCATCAAATGACTCGTAAGCGTTAATCGACGCAAGTCTATCGTTTGCAATAGTTAGTTGCTCTGTATTGTTCGCTATTACCTCAGTTTTGTCACCTGCTATATATTGAGCCTTTTGACTTACGATTGCTCCGTGTTTAGGAGAAGAGTTGTAAAGGTCAATTAACATTTGTGGGTACCTGTTATCAGTACCGTAAGTGATATAGTTCTTTGCCTTATTTTCTTTGAAAACAGGTATCTTGCTTTCGGCAAAGTTTATTCTTGCAAATTCTGTCATCTTCCTTGTCCGTTATATGGTTTAGTTGATTTGTGTTTATTCTTGTGTTTGGTGTGCCTTCTAAGTTTATTCTTAGGCTTTGCTTTAAATAAGTTAATTTGCTGCTTTGCCATCTTTTGAAAATAAAAGTAGTAAACCTCCACCAATAAATGCCGTAAACTCAGTTAATGTTGCTTTTTCAAACCACACAAGCAAAAAGCCTACGCCCATAACGCCTAAGCCTAAAGCAGTAGATTTCCAATTTTTAAATATACGGTCAATCATTTGCGTAGTTTTTTAATGTAATAAATAGCACCAAGTAAGCCTGTAACTATTGCAATTAAACCACCGATTGCCGAAATGATAGGATTCCAAGTCGTAGCAATAGAGCTAAAAGCACCTACAAATGATGTTGTAGTTAAAGCATTAGCGGTTGTATCAGTTAGTTTCATCAGGGGAAGGTGTATATTCAATGCGTTCAAGTTCGTTTAATTGCTTGTGTATTGCTTCAAAATTAGGATCGTTTAAAACTTCTGTTCCAACTATCCATCTATCAGAGCCGTCTTTTACAAATAGTAATTCACTTGAATTATGCTTAAAGCCGTTTAATGCGTTGTATTGTTCGGTGTTAGGATGTAGTACTATCATAATGATGTAATATAAGTGTTTAATGCGTTGTACAAATCAGTGTTTTCTGAAACAAACGAAGCACCCATACCGTATATCTTTACTATATTTGTGCTTGATACATAAGCGGAGTTTCCTGCTAATATCCATTGGTTATTATTATCAACAACTGTGCTTGTGCAAGTACCACTTGCCTGTGTTGTATTAGCAAACATTTCAACATTTGATACAGATGTCCGGTACAAACCTCTGAATATATTGTTATTACACCAATTAGATGGTGATAATCCTGTCGTTAAATTAATAGCACCTTGATTTATTCTTTGGCGTGAATGAGAATTAATATTTCGAGTTACATTACTTGTTCCCCCATTAGAAGATTCAGGATAAGCATTGTCGGCTGGTAAATCTCCAAAAATTATTCTTGAAGCATCATTGAGTGTATAATTTACTCCACTTGTTGACGCATTAAAATTTGTGTTAACATACGCACTTGTACCATTACCACTAAAACCCACATTTGTTGTGAACGTAGGACTATTAACCGCGGTATATTGAGTTAATCTAATCCAATCAATTAAAGCAAAATCACTATTCCCATCAGTAGCAAAAACGGCAAAAGTGTCAAGTTTAGACCATATACCTGCTGCCTTTAAATCAACAACTAATTGATTTTGCAATAATTGTTGCGAAGCACTTGGCAAGGTATAGCCTTGAGTTGTGCCGTAATCTAAAACGGCTTGATAGTCTGCATCAAATGCAAACTGCACTATCTGACTTCCTATAATTCCGTGACTTGCTAATATCATATCTTATGCTACTATATCTCCAAATAAATACCACTCATCAGTACCTATCTTTATCAAAGTAGCACCGCTATACTGCACATTCAACTTCAATTTGCCTCCGTTGCTTCTGACGGTCACTCCACTTGTTGCAACTATGGTTGTTTGTCCTGCTCCATATTGTGCTAAAAGTATTTGAGTTCCTGTTGGAAATGCAACCGAAGAATTTAAAGGGATAGTTAAGTTATTCGCCGTTGCCACATTCATCTCGACCAACTTATCAGCATCAGACAAAACAAGTGTATAAGATGCCGTTTGACGGTTGGTTGTGATTAGTTTAGCGGTCTTTGAATCTACTTGCGTTTGAACTGCACTTGTAACGCCACTTACATAACCTAATTCGGTAGATGTAACTGAACTAACTGCAACCTTTCCGCTGCCGTCAGAAACTAATGCCCTTGAAGCCGTTAAATTTTCGGTGTCAATGGTTGTCGCTGCCCCTGTGATAATGTCTTGCTTTCCGCTAAATTGCGTTTGAATATTATCGGTTACTCCGTTAAGATACTGAAACTCGGTGTTTGAGATTGTGCCGTTTGCAATTTTAGTTGCATCAATGCCGCTTGGTAAATCAGTTGCTTCTATATCAGCCCCAGCAGTAACTAAACCTTTTGCGTCGTAGGTAATTTTAGTTTTTGTCGCTCCTGTTATTGCTGCGTTTTCGTCAACTTTCGCATCTAACTGCGTTTGAATTGCAGAGGTTACTCCATTCAAATATTGGAACTCTGCATTGCTTACACTTCCGTCAGCTAACTTTGCAGCGTCTATCCCTGTTGCAATTTTATCGTTATTTACAACACCGTTGTCAATAGTCCAAGTTGCTCCACTTGCACTTACTGTAATGTCTCCTTTGTCACCGTCAGAGATGCCACCGCCTCCAACTGTTATATTGCCGCTACCTAAGAGAGATTCGTTGTTAATGGTCTTGATATTAGTGCCGCTAACTAAAGTCGCTTGTTTAGCGTTTAAAGCTGATTGTGTCGCACTTGATATGGGTTTGTCAGCGTCAGCGGTATTGTCGACATTACCTAAACCAACATCACCTTTAACAAGAGTAACTGCTCCTGTTTTAGAAGCAACGCTTTGCACAGGTGCTTCACTTTTAATTTGAGCAATGCTTATTTTCTTTGTAGTAGATGCGGAGTTGTCAACGATAGGTAGAACGTCGTCTGTTGCTATCGTAACTATGGCATCTAAGGCACTAATTTTTTTATCTGGCATTATAGTAATATTTTTGAGTCATCTTCTTGAAGCAAGAAATCACCGCTTTCCAACAATAGGTAAGCGATTGTCTCAGGTGCTTCGATTTCGTATATTTTCTCGTTGAGTTCAACGGTGTATTGCGTCGCTGCTGTCGGATCAAAGTCAACTTTTACAAGTCCTTCTTCAACTAACTCGTTAGCAAGGTCAGGATTTGTGTTGACTGATGAAGTTTGAGCGTAGATTCTGTAGAGATATTCTCCTGCATCAAGTGTAACGGTTGCACCTTCTGTAATTGCAAACTCGTTGTAACGCTCTTTGTAGGTAGAAATATCTGTTAAAAGAAAGTTATATTCTACAGCGGTTAAACGATGTTTAAGGCTAAACAAATAATAAGGATTAGAGATAGTGGTTTTCTCTGTTAAAGTCAAATACCAATTCTTAGTCTCCTGCTTATTTATCTGTAGCATCTATAAGTAAATAATAAAAATCGATTTTTGGCAAATAAAAAAAGGGTGACCGAAGCCACCCCTTTCTAAAGAAACTATGAAACTTAAATACTGAGAGCAGTTACAACAGAAGCCTGAACTTTGTAAGGACTTTCTGACTCAATAGCACTAAGTGTGAAATTGTAGCCGTAGTTGTCACCCATTGCAGTTCCTGTTTCGGTAGTCATAGCAGTGATGTCGCAACCGTATTCTTTTCCAACTAACCAATAAGCGTCGTTGTTGTCTTGAACGATACAGAATACTCTGTTCTGAGCAAGTAATTTCAACTCGTTACGCTTAGTAGTAGCAAGTTTTCTCAAACGAGCAACTACGTCAGTTTGGTTAAATACAGTTCCGTTTTCAGTGGAAACGTTAGTAGTGGTAGTCATAGAACCCACACCCTTAGGCATCTCGTATGTATATACGCTGCCTGAAGCGATGGTGGTAGCAGTAACCTCTCCACCGCTAACGGTAAATCCTGTTGATGCAAAGTCAATCAAGTGAATAGCTTTTACGCCACCAACTGAATCTTTGCAATCTAAAGTAAAACCTGCGGTTAAGTTACAAGCCATTTTCTACCTCCTTATGCTAATTTAAACTGAACGATTTGATCAGGGAATGCAAACTGAACACCATACTTCATAGTAGCACGGAAACGAACTTCGTCGTTGTCCTGGCTGTACCAGAATCTGTAGTCCTCTTCTTCGTTAGCAAGGTCAGTACCTACAAAGAAGTTAGACAAACGACCTAAGAACATACGGTTAGTTCCGTTCAATCCACCTACAGCAATCATTTTCACGTTAGTTGCAGGAATCATGATTTCCATTCCTTCGCTGTCAGCAGCGTAGTGGAACAAATTAGATGCTCTCAAAGCAGTAGTGTACTTCTTGAAAGTGTCAATACCTACCCACAAAACCAAGTCAGAAGCATCAGCGATGTCTGCAGGAATTACGTTGTAGATGTTGTCAATCAAATCTTCTACGTTTGCAGTAGTGATTGCAGTTGCACTTGAAGTGTTACCAGCTACAGTTGAAGCAGAAGCAGCGTCAATCAACTTTGTGAAACCGTCAAACTTGTTAGTATTAGGGTTAGTGTTGGTTGTTGCTGTGTCACCTTGCCACATTGCTACTTCTAACAATTTAGCGATGTTATTTGCTTTGTCTTGTCCGATTTGCTCTTCAAAAGGAACTGAAGTTGGAGAACCTGCAGCGATTTGAGTTTGCATCCACTTTGCTTCCAAAGTCTTAGGACACAAAGTCTCTTCAACTTTGATTTTACCTACAGTGATGTTACGCTGAGAGAAAGTGGTGTTACCTGAAGCGGTGTAACCACATCCGTCAGTTTGAAAATAAACGTCAGAAGTAAGGATGTTCAAAGCCTCTGCAGACTTAACACCTACCTGAACTTGACCTGCTGCTTGTAAGATAGAAGCAGTTTTTGAACCAAACAAAGACTTAAGTACTAACTCTGTAGACTGCTCGTTGGTGTAATTTGCTAATGCTGATACGTTAAACGCCATTTTATTTGTTTTTTAAGGTTTGTGCGATTTTCATGATGTTTGCAAACTGCTCTTCTTTTTTAGAAATCTTTGCAGGTGCTTTTGTTGGTTCTTCAGATGGCAAATCTGCTACTTTTTCAACTAAGTCAACAGTCTTAGAAAAGATGTCTTTCATTGAGTTGAATTTAGCCTCTTGTTCTACGTTCTTTTTTTCGATAGCCTCTAAACGTGCTACTACTTCATTGAACTTGTCTAACAAAGAATTGAAAGACTCAACTGTTGCAAATTCTTTAGCTTCAACTTCAACTTCAACTTCTTGCTCAACTTCAACGATTTCGGTAACGATACCGCCTTCAGTAGTTACAAGCATACCGCCTTCTACTTCGTGAGTTGCATCAGGAGCAGGAATAAGACCTTCGCCAGTTTGTACAAAGATTGCAGTTCCTACTGCAAGTTCGCCTTCCCATTCAATGATCGTGCCATCTACTAATGTGGCAGTTTCCATCTTCACCTCTTGTTTCTCTTCTGAGAAACCTAACAAGGTTCTGATTTCTTGGATTACTTCTTTTGAATTCATTTTATATATAATTAGTGGTTTGTTTTTTTTGGCTCAATTTTTACCGTCCCATTGCTCCAACACTCTCTTTAACTTCTTCATCATGGCGTTGGCAATCTTATCTTCTACGGTCTCTTCAAAGTCAAAGAATCCCTCTACTGAGAAACCTTTGAACTCACCCTCTTTTACTCTCTGCCATATAGACTCATCGTTTACTATGTAAGATAAAAACCAACTTCCGTCAGCTACTTCTTCGTAACCTTTTGGAGGCATTATGCCACGCTCTCTGTCAACTATGAAAGATTCTAAAAGAGAAAGTCCGTTTACTGCTTTGTCGTGGTGAATGTTTACTGCATCGTACTTGTCACCCTTTGCCCATTTCTTAGCAATTTCAAAGATGGTTTCTTTGTCGAAAACAACGTAGTATTCGCCTCTTGTTTCGTCGTAACGATAAATCGGTAAATCTGCAATCATTGCAGCACCTGAGATAATACGCTTCTCTTCGTTCTGAATTTCAAAACGTGCTTTTCTTGCCTTGCTTAATTCTAACTCTTCTAACTTTCTTTCAGTCCATCTTAACATCTCTTCACCGCCCCACAATAAATAGCTGATAGTTCCACACGCTTTTGTATCTGATGGGTTGTAGTATTCTTTAGCTCTTGATAAATAAGAGTAAGTTCTTTTGATAGTTTGCAAAGAAAGATTCTTACGAGCTACCAACTGCCTTGCTCTGTTCTTACCTACTAAAGTTGCACAGTCATTTCCGATAGCCTCATTCAGATTAATGCCTCTCTGTGCGTTCTGTGATGCTGCTTTTGGGTAGTCGTTAAAAAATTCTTGTTTATCAAATTTGCCACCTTCCCAATATGAGTAGCAGATAGCAACTGCCTGTTCATTTTCGTAACCTTCGTTGATTACTTTCTCTACACAACGAGAGATGAACTCACCTTCGCTCTCACCTGGTCTTGGATCAACAAAGTCTTGTTCACTAAAATATTGAAACTCTTTTTCTATTGCAGGATTGGTCACAAGTGACACGAACTCTACGCCTGTTTCATCTTCAGGATTGATTACTAATTTGTAAACTGGTAAATCCATTCTATTATAATTATTGATTGTTATTTTTTGGCTTTGTTTTACCCACCTAACACGCTTACATTCTGATTAGTTGCTGCTCTTCGTTGTGTTCTTGTGATGTCACCTTCTAACACATATACTCTTCTCTCTTGTGTCAAAATGTCTTGACCTTGTGGTAGTCGTGTAGTTGGTGCGTTGAATGTATTTAGATTGCCTCCTGTACTTGGAACTGATCCTGTTGGTGGAGTAGTTGCACCTTGAAACTTTTGATTTCTAATCTGCTGAATTTTAGCAATACCGAAAGCCGCTGCAATACCTGCTTGAACAAATGGGTATGCTGGAAAGAAAGCCGTAATCGGTGAATCTTGTGCGGTTTTAAATGCGTTTATTGTTCCTTCAACTGCGGAAATAGTTGCAGATGCCAATGCAAGACCTTTTCTTATTTCAAATGCTTTTTTCTGACTCTTTTCTGATTCGTTACCAAATGCAAGTTCAAGTTGAGCAATAGCCTCAAAGATATTTACAAACGTGTTGTAAGTGTCCTGAGCAAATAAGTCATAACCCATTTTTAAACGGTCTATGCTTGATACTGAATTATCAGTTGCTTGACTTACTATAATAGCATTTGCATCAACTATTTTTTGTGTTTGCTGAGATATAGTAAAATCAAGATTTTCTAATTGCTGACCTTGAACACCTTCTAATGCTTTAGTAGACCTGTCACGTTCTTTTTTTAACCATTCCTCATATTCGTTAACAACCTTCTTTTCTTCTTTTTTACCCTCAGAAACTGTTTTAGTATTTGATTTTGCTTCTTGATCTTTAAGTTCTTTTAATCTTTTAGCAAGTTTTAATTCTTCAAGATATAATTTTTCATTCTCAAGTTCTTTTGCTTTTATTCTTTGATTTCTTCTATTTAATTCATCTTTGTTAATTTCTCCTAAAAGTATTTTTTGACTTCTAAAGAATTCTTCATTTAATGCTTTTTGCGTTTCTACTTCTTGCCTTCCTGCTTTAAGACGTGCTGATGTTGCTTTTAGATTTTCTTCTACTACTGCTTTTTCGCCTTCAATAATAAGTTTTTGCTCTTGTTTTAAAGCTGTTAATTCATCATTATATTTTTTCTGTGCTTCAGTAGCCTCTTCAGATGCTTCCTTTAATCTAATAAAATTAGTTACCAACGCACCAACTGCAATAACCGCTGCACCAATACCACTTGAAATAAGAGCATTTCTCATTCCTGTAAATGCAGGAATCAAGAAGTTTTTAATGTTTGTAGCAATTCCAATGATAGCACCTTTAAACTCACTAAGGTCTTTTAAGCCTTGTGCTAAAACCATAGCACCTTGAACTTTTAAAAGTAACTTTTCAAGTTCTTCACTTTGACTTCCTACAATAGCCATAGC